CGAACCAACGTGACTTTTCTTTATGCTCGTAATACTGCCTGCGTGCATATGGCGTGATCTGGTTGATCTCTCCTGATCCGATCACTGTTCCCAGTGTCGCAGACTTGATCAAAGCACCTGACAGCCTCGGTGTCTCCGGATTCATCCTTCTGATACATTCTGAATCGACAAACTCCTGGGCTTCTCCAAAGCTTGCACTCTTTTGTCCAGAAAATCCATGATTCCATTCCATCTTAGCTGTCACGGATCCGTTTGCTGTTTTTGCTGTGTAAATACTGCCTCTTGGTGTTTTGATCACAATATTTCTTTTTTGTGCCATTTACACACCACCTACCTTTATGTGTGGATTTGCACCAAATGTGTTGTAATTTGCAGATGTGACTTTACAGCATTCTGTTCCTTTCAGGTCCTTAGCTGTTGTCATATCAATATCGCATATTCCTTTTACAAGATAATCATCTTTTTTTATGCTGATCGTTGTATCAGGTATTCTGATCACAAACGTATCTGCTCTTTTCAGTCCTTCGGATGTGATTGCAGACGATTCTGATTCATGCCACCATGCATCCTTGACATATGTTCTTTTCCAGATATCTAATCGCTTTTCACTGTCATATTGACGGCTATAGACTGTTACAGCACTGTTTGTTACCATTGCAAAACCTCACTTCTCTCGACAGCCATCCTGTTGGCAATAAATACATTTTTACTGCTTCATATGCTTTTTTCTGCATCAATTCCTCTAATGTCTGACCATCTGTCTGTTCATTCACATAGGTAACACTATAACCATCGGTTGATTCAGATTTAATCTGCATACCATTAGATTCCTGTTTCTTTCTGTAAGATGCATATACCTCTGCACCTGCACATACAGCATCTTTTATCATATCAAGATCTGATGCAAAGATATCTCCACGGATGTAGGTCAGATTACGAATATACGCTTCTGACCATCGTTCCGCTTTGATAAATTCTTCTTCTGGAAGTGATCCTGCATACTCTTCTTTGTAATATTGATAAGTTACATACATAGATCACACCTTCTTTCCTTTATTCTCCTACTTTCAGAATTGAGAATGGACATCTCTTTGTTTTATCAGTTTTCAGAGCATTGATCGGATTTGGAATTTCCCATCCAAGTCTCATGACTGCACGAAGTGCAACCATGTCATTCTGCATTAAGTTATATGCAATTGTTCCATCTGTGTTCTGTACAACACCTTCTGTGAAGAGTTTGAACGTGATATCCTGACGAATTGAATAAACCAACTGACTAAAATCTCCAGAGATCATTAATGCCTTCGATTTATCAAAAGCTCCATTGTTCGGGAAATTCATCGGAGATCCATCTAAACTATAAGATGTTGCTCCCTGCATATCTGATTTAAAAATCGGATTTCCATCCGCATCTTTTAACCCTCTTAATTTTGCTCTCATAGAGATATCCGCCATATGACCGTTTACAAAATATCCACTGTCTTCAACTTTGGCGATCACACCTTCTTCTGCCATGATCTTATCATACAGATTGTCGCTTGCTCCAAGTGTTACAACAGATTGCGCTTTTGTTGCTGTTGTAACTACTCCATCTCTCCATGTCGATGGCTTGTCCACATCGAACAAGATTGCACCATCAATTACTTTACCAAAAGCTTCTGTAACTCTTGGCTTAACTTCTGCCCAGATATCATACTCTGCATCATCTAATACAGCTTCTGGAATAGGCACGATCACCGCAATTTCTTCTGCTGTAATAAATTTCTTATCCCATGCCTGTTTAGTAGTTTTCTTCTGCCCAGTGTCACCATTTACAAAATAAGCAATTGGTAACATATCCAGTACTGGCATTTTGTACTGTCTACTTGTCATATTAGCTAATTTGCGCCCTCTTGAAAGCACTGCTGACTGTGTGATCGTTCCCTGAATAATCTCATTTGCTTCCTGCGTTGGAATCAAAGACTCTGCTCCACTGCGATCGATCACATTTGCATCTATATCGAATAATCTTAAGTTCATTCGTTCCTTAAACATTTCATACCTCCATTATCTTCTTGCTGCAGATCGAATTGCATCATTGATCGTAGCATTTACATTTTCCACGGATCCGTTCGATGCATTCCCTGTTGATGTTGAAACTCGATACCCTGATCCTGATGTGAATCTTGGATTCTCTTTCAAGTACTTATCTGCTGCCTTTTCAAAACTTGTTTTTTCATCTGTCATTTTAGAAACTTTGTATAACACATAGTCAAGATCATCTGTTTTTACTCCTTTTGAAGCTAAAAGCTTCTCATTTTTCATCTGCTGCACTTCGTTCCTTGCATCTGCAAGATCCTGCTGCATTTGAGTTACGTTTGGCTGATTCTTTTTCTGCTGCGCTTTATAATCAGCAATTGCCTGTGTAACCTGATCCTCTGACATACCTTGCTGCTGAAAATATGATTTTAAAGCCGATCTTTCTGCACGCTCCGCTCTCGCTTGTGCAATCTCTTCTGCCTGTGCATAACTAAATGCTGCCTGATTCCCTGTTTCTCCGGCGTTTCCCTGGTTACCGTTACCATTCCCGGCATTATTTCCGCCCTGTCCATTAGAGCCAACTCCTGTGCCGTCCTCAAAGAGCTGTAAATACATTCTTTTTCTCATGTTTTCCCTCCATATATGAGTGTTATTACCAATGCTTTTTATGTCTTCATGTTTTGGACATAATAAAAACACCCTTTCGGATGCTTAAATAAATTGTATGCAGTTGTATTTTTGATTGATATCAGAAAGTCCCAAGAACCACGAATCTACTAATAATTTTCCTTTGTCAGATAATTCTTGCCATTTGATCATAGTAAGACCACTATCTGCTTCTGATTCAATCTTATCATCTGTTAGATCGTTCAGTGAATTAATCAAATTGCATGTCAATGCTGATATCGCTGTACACGCCCGATCAATTCCATCATTCTCTCTTCTACAAGCATGACCTTTCATTTCTATTCCATTCTGTCTTATGCTTATAATTATCACAACATCACTTCCTTTTCTGTCCGGTCGTTCCCTGCCGGTGGGAGATTCCTTGGATCACCTCCTAATGAATAATGTAATAGGTTACTGTGCTTACAATCATTGTCCTTTCTCCTTTCTTAAAAATGGGTATAAAAATACCACTAGCCATAAAAATAACTAGCGGTATTAATACCAAGCGACAAGATCTTCTTCTTGAAATTTATTATTTGTCAAATATTCTTCGATTCTTCTAAATGCATGGGCCGGATAATTACTTCCGTATTCAGGCAAAAGCTTTTCAATGCTTCGTTCTCTTGATATTCTATCTACAGCAATGATTCCATATTCCTTTGAACTTTCCGGATAGTACTTATATTTTACTGATATTTCTGTGATTTCCAACAACTCAAGTCTCAACATTTCTTCCACCTCCTATAAATTATATTCTTTCAAAAATTTATTTAACGCCTTTTGATAATTATACTTTCTTTCTGTAATTTTATGGGCTTCATCGTATTTCAAATGTAATTTTTTCATTAATTCGTACTCTAAACGTTCATGCTTTAACATTATCAAATCGTGCTTCTGAATATTTTTTCCCTCTCTCAATCTTCTAAATGATTCAGCCATATAATAATCTGGATCAAATCTTCTTTTTCCACCACTTAATTCATATTCATTTATAAAAACATGATCATATATCTTATTTATGCTCTTTTTAGAGATTCCGGTATTATTTGCAATGTGATCAATGATATTACTCTTCCGACTATTACGCATTGATTCATAATATCGGTTAGCGTGTGCGTCCCTTCTGGTATATAATGGGTCATTTTTATCTGTAAGTGCCCCATTTATCGCTCCTGATTTTATTATATCATTCCCTGTGCTCTTTGCAATAAATTTTCTAAGATCAGGCGCTACTCTTCCTTTCATATCTAGATAAATACGCTCTCGTTCTTGTCTAAGTCCCATTTTTTTCGAAAATCTCGCATATTCATTTAATTGTCCCTGATATTTCATCTTATGTGCCAGAATCTCATCTTGATCTGCTTTCCCTTTTTGAAGTGCTCTTACCTTCTCGCGTTGAGCTCTCATAGCTGTCTCCATTTGTCTTTGCCGCTGTTTTGCTTCATAAACCGTGTATTCTTTTCCTTGAAATTCTTTCGGTTTGTTTTCTTCCTGATTCTTCTCTTCCAACCACTGATCGGTCCAGTTGCGTTCTGATATTCCTGGGAAAAACGGATAATACTCATGGTAGCAATTCGCACCTAGCAGCCCTGTAACTGTTCCAAGTCCACAAACTGATACAAGTTGTTCTTTTGTCCAGACCTTCCCCTGCCATACTGCATGTGTAGGACGTGCTCCTGCGTGCCATGCGACCTCAAAATATTCTGTTCCTAGCTTCTTTGCATTATAATCTGTGATCTTTCCTGTAATCTGACTCAGCCCTGTCATAACTGCACGTCTTGCTGCAACATCTACTCTATTATGCCAACCTGATACATAGTCTATTGTTCTTAATCCACTGTTGGTCAATTGTGTTACAGTTCTTCTCAAAACACTGTTATAATCGAACGCTCCAGAAACAATATCGAAACATGCACGATCAAGATGTTCTGTATATACCTGTGATAACGGAGTCATAGTCTTTTTTCCATTGATATCTAAATAAAATCCAAGCGACCTAGTTATATTTTCAAGATCTTCCAACGACTGTTGCGCTATCCCATTAATCGCTTGATTTAGATGCTTATTTTTTTCAAATGGTATGTACTCTGCATTTACCTGTTCATACAGATCTTTGTTTCGAACATATTCCCAGTTGATCACTTTGTCATATAGTTCAAACATTTCCGGATAGCTTTTATTCAATGTTGTTTTCAACATCTTCTCAATGTCTTCTGATGAATATCCTATGATCTTCAATCTATTGATCTGCCAATCTGCGGTACTTGTAACCTCTCCAGTTTTTACAATTCTCCTGACAATATCCTGAATAATCCTTTCCTCGAGTTCAACATAATGGGCTGCAATCTTATTTGCCATCCGATTTTTATATTCATTTTTCATTTTACTCCATCACCTGATTTTGCTCTGGAAGATTGTTTTTTGCCTGATCGATTGTTTCACCATACCATTTTGCTCTATATTCCTCTGGCCGCATGATTCCAGCACTCACATCCTGCATATCTTGTTTGCGCTCAGTTTCCTTATCTTCAATAATCGAATCATCAAAATCAATCGTAATATCAGAATCCGGATTCAACTGTTCTCCAATTACAATACCCAACCGGATAATAATCCTGATCAGTTCTTTCAATGCATCTTCCAAGATAATCTCATGTTTTTTAATCATTCGATACATATCGGAGTTTTCAGATATGATCTCAGTTGCTGTTTTTACTCCAGATGAATCAAACTTATATCTTTTAGGTCCAAACCCACATTTTAACGACAAATAATTCAGATCATCGTTAATAGCTTTGCTGTGTTCCTCTGTCCTAAGATTCATATCAACGTCCTTGATCAATCCTTCTTGACTCTTATCATAATCTTCCGGCAAGCTGTAAAATATTCCATCATCCGGATCAAAAGCCGGTGTTCCGTCAATGTTATATAACAATTCTGGAGCAACAAATATTCTTTTTCTACCAAGTAAAAACTCGTTATAATAAGAATCATATTCTGTATCTAATTTTTTCAATACGTCAATTGCATTTGCAAATATAGCAATTCCCATCGGATTGTTCGCATCTGCATTATTTGTTATGTTTAGGCGATCAATTACAAATTGCGGTTCTAAACTTCCTGTGTTTGTTCTTTTGGCAAGATTCTTAAACGGTTTTAATTGTCTCCATTCTTCTTCCTTTAGTTCTGTACCTTCCTGGCTTCCACTCATACTCTTTAAAACCGTATTTTCTATCACATATTCATCATTCCGAATCAAATGTGACTGTATCTGGATGTATTTTTTTCGATTGACCGTATGTGGAAAAGTAAAAATACACTCCTGAACCTTTCCGTTATCCCAACTTACTGGAAATATATTGGGGCCATCAACATAATTGATTTTTATAATTCCTGATCGAATGACTCCATCTTCTGTCACATCTGCCGAATCAAGATAAGGGATATACGCCACTGTACCAGTATATGCTTTACGTTCCTGGTAATCGTTGCCTTGAACCATAAATTGATTATTCTTTAAAATTTTGTGTACATAATTATTTGTATATTCGTCATCTAAAGTAATCGTTACCCTTTCATTCAGTAACAGATCTGCAATGTCTTCTGAAAGCTTTTTTGCCATACCCATACTTTTGCGTTCACATCTTTTGTATGTTCCGCGTCCTGTATAAATCTTATAAAAAGAAAAGTTTCGGACATTACCTTTATACCAGCTAACCCATTCTTGAATCTTCCGATAAAACGATGCATCGATCGTATCAATTCCTTTTCTTTTGAAATAATTAAATATATTCAATCTTCTGTTTCTCCTCTCCTGGATCTCTTGGAAGCCAGTATTTTATTTTATCCCATGCTCCCATAACAGCATAACGGATTGCATCCATGCAATGATCTGAAAGTTTTACTGGAACTTCTTTTCCTTTTTCGATTGATTTTTTATCATATTCATAAGTGCCAAATTCCTCATCTGCATATTTCTGATCTGGTGAAATACTTAACACATCAAAGATTAACGATTTCTGCACTCTGCTGATTCCAAGTGCAACATCATTTTCCGCATCTCTCATCAATACCGAATACTGTAAATTCCTAGTTGCTCTTCGAATTTCTTCTGCTAAACCTTTTGCAGATGGGTCCAAAAAAATATAGAATACTCTGTTTTCATATTCTTCATGTAGTTCATCAAGAAGCTCAACAAGATCTCTTGCATATTCGGATGGACTCTTTTGATATCCACTATCTCTACCACTATGATAGTATTCTGCCAGACCAGGAAACTTCCTTTGGTATGTATCTAATCCAAATGCCTGAAATGTCGTTGCGTTTTGCTGCCCATAGTCTCCACCAATATAAATGCGATCATATTTCCTGTCTTTATCTGGTCGCGATCGATGGCGGTTTCCATACATATAATAAATAAGTTCATCTACACCAACAGATTCTCCTAACCATACCCATCGGTACATTTTAGGATCAGACTCTTCCATTTCCTTTGCGCTGTCTATCAGATCTTGTCCTAGCCATTCTGTCGGAACGTCTCTGTAATCCGTATGGATATGGATACAATCTTTTCTCTTCTCCATCTTTTTGCACCATTTATTTATCGCTGCATTTGGATTTTTGGGAGGGTTATAAAGATAGATCATTTGGAATCCACCAGTGTTTCCACGAACAAAAGTAGCTTCGATATTGCTAAGTTCATCTTCTCCTTCTCCATCGTCAAAGAACTCTGTTAACTCATCAAGAATAACTAACTTGATTGGCTGATCTTCGTCAATAATACCTTTTGTATCATCAATTCCGTCAGAACCTGCAAAGTAAATTGTTGTTCCATGCTTTTTGTATGTTATTTCCATTGGAGATTTCGTGATCGCAAACTTCTTTTTTGAAATCTGTAATCGATTAATGCCTCGAAGCATTTCCTTGTATACTGTCTTACGCAATTTATTATGATGCTTTCGGAGCACTACAACTGATCCATGTTTATCTGATACAATTTGATAATCTGCTTTAATTGCTGCATAACTTGATTTTGTACCAGCACGACCAGATGTAAGAATGATATGTTTAATTGTCTTGTTGTTGAATATCGGAAGGTATTTCGGTATCACTATATCCGATATCTTTAGGCGCGTCGTTGACAATTACAACACCATCCTCTCCATCATCATTGTCATTATTTCTGATCTGTTCTGTCTTAGCTCTGATCTGCTCAATCTTAGCTTTCTGTTCAGCTGTAGCAATGTCCATATGATCTGCAAGCCATTGTAAAGCTTTCATCTTATCAACCAGCTTAATACTCGCTCCGTCTTTTCCTTGCTTCACTTCCGTAATCAACGTTCCATCAACATCTTCAGATTGTTTGAATTTCACAGTATTGACTTCTTTTTCGAGGACTTCTTTTTCTCCAGTTTCTTTGTTTTCTACCATTACTGGACCAAAAGCACCTATAACTTGAATATTTTCTCGCCCAAACGATACATAATCTGTCACATCTGCAAACGCAATATCCATGTACTTTTGAAAGATATCTTCTTGTTTTAGCATCTCTCTGTTCATGTGATTCTGCTTTAGCTGTTCAATCTCTTTTCTTATTGCTGGATTCTTCATGAGCCTGCTCCCCAATACGGCAGCAGATGCATAAGTACATCCTGGATAAGCTTTCATGTAAGCTTTCGTATAATTAAACATCCTAGATTGATACAAACAAAAAAGCTGCTGCTGATCGGTAAGTTCATCGTTGATCGCGACTTGACTTACGTCCTCTGCAACGGCTTCTTTTTTGTGTGCACCCTTTTTATTTTGTGTGCACCCCTTTTGGATGCATCCTGTCTTTTTGTTCCTCGACCATGCGTATCGTTTCTTCCACGATTTCACAGTGTTCATCGAGACTCCATACTTGGCAGCAATGTCTTTATACTTCATTCCGGCTACGTAATCAGACTCTGCCAATATGTAGTTTTTTTCTTCATTCAAACATTACCACCTTCTTTCTTATTTCTTAAATGGACCTCCAGGGACTCGAACCCTGGACCGATCGGTTATGAGCCGACTGCTCTGACCTGCTGAGCTAGAGGTCCTTAAATTTATGCACGAAAAAAGCACCCGAAGGTGCTTAATTCAATATATTTTGAGATTTGATTAACCTTTTGTTGTACGCGCAACTCCTAATATATTAGAAATTGCATCTTGTAATACTCGTGAATAATTAATTCCCGCTTTATCGGCTTCTACACTCATCCAATATGGAATTGTACAGTTTTTCTTAACTGCTTTATTATCCACTCTCTTTCTGTACTCTGTAAAGTCTACATCTACAAGTGTTACTGTGTCTCCTGCTTCTACATTTTGAGCTTTTGAATTTGGTTCTGGAAGACTTTTTTTCTCATCTTCCATATCAATCCCCATCAATCCAATAGCATCTCTGGCCATTTCCATAGCCTCTGCTATTGTATCGCCTTCTGTAGCGATATCAAAATCAGGGATTTCTACATAATACCCTTCTTGATCCGGTTTTAAAATAACCGGATACGCTACTTTCTTTGCCATGTTTCCGTTCCTCCTAAAATCTTGCCGTTTGATCCTTTTTTCATTTTTGTTTTTCATGAATCCACCAAGTCTGGGGCTTAAAGCCCCAGTTTCTTGATAATAGATTTAGCTAATCGCTCCTTAATCTCTGGATGTCTTGGAATTGGCTCAATTCTGTTACCATCTGTATATAGATCATGGTTCCCACCATTCCGTTTTAAATACCATCCATTTTTTTCAAGGAGTTTAATCAAATCTCTTCTCTTCATGAAAAACTCTCCTTTTTTTAATTTATATGTTTATTATACGTACAAAATGCGTATAAGTCAATAATTTTATGCGTATTTTGTACGTATTTTTATTAGCAAGAAAAAGGAACATTTATGAAGTATCGCTTCATCTAATCGCTCTAGCCTATATATTAGCCTATTTTTTGCGAACGTGACCGAACATTTTCTAATTTTCTTGAAAAAATCTTGTATTTCTCATTCTGCAGCTGTCTTCTGTATAAGCTACTCGCCTTTTAGGGTGTAACTGATTCATCTTATGTGCTACCTGCAGCCACGTCATGCCATCAATGTAATAAAATCTAAACATCATTCTTAGTTCGCTCTTCTCAATGCTATTTATATATTCTTCCGCTTGATTCATGAGTTCCAGAAGTTCATTCTCTTTTTCAATCAACATAGCTTTTCGTTTATTGAGCAGCAGTTTCTTTCTGCTAAGTTCTGGTACTGGCATACCCTCAACAACAAAGTGCTGTATTCCACCCATACCACCGCTCACTGTGTCTTTTACAGTTCCTTCTTCCTCAATCCTGCTGATCTGCTTCTCTGTTTGCAAGATTCTTTTTCTTATATCTTTTACTTCTTCAATCATGTCTGTGTATTGGATCAGTACGTTCTTGTCCACGTTCTCCCCTCCTGTTACGATTTATTATCTGCTGCCTTATCCGATCCGCCATCTCCTGATACTCTTGCTTGTATTGCACCTGATCGGCACAAATGCCCATGCAGGTTATCTCTGCACAGGCTTTGCATGGATCAATCATATCTGCCTACCGCTCTTTCTTTTCATCTGACGGTTTCTTATGATCGTTTTTCTTGCATTTGAGTAATAAGGCCGTGATTCTTTCTCTCTTCTTCTTAATTCCTGTTCCTTTGCCTTCCAGGACAGATACTTCTCACATCCTGTCTGACAAGCAACTCTCTTTGATCCGTGTGATCTATCTTTACAATTTAGGCACGGACAATCTCTATATGCCATTATGTATCAACTCCTTATAATTTAGTTAACGGGCATTCCGTACATGGACTGTTATCTGCAAATAAATCTTCTCTATCATTTACAATAGTTGGATACTTGCAATAATCATCACACATCTCCTGCTTCACTTCTTCCAAGATGTCCGTTACTGTCTTCACTCTCTCATGATCCTCTTTCACGACACCTGTAAGATTCTCTGTTATTTGTGTACCAAATACTTCATTGTACATTTCATTAATTTTTTCATCTGATAGCTGTTCAAACGATGTATATCCAAGATTTACACATTTTGCATAAATCTTGCATGTTTTTTCATCACAATGTCCTATGTTCCCACATCGTCTTCTTAATCTCCATATCTTCTGCTCCCTTGTCATAACTCATCCCTCTCTTTCGCTGCGGCACAGAGTGACATCACTGCCACTCCTGCTACTGCTCCGATAAATAATCCACTTAAAAATCCAATGATCATAAATTATCCTCCAAACATGCTTACTGTCCCTTTTCTTCAATCATTCCAAGGGTTCCTGATTGCAGCTTTTTCAAAACCTCTGGAATATTCATCTTTTCAATAGTGTCTTTTGCAAGATTCTCTTTTAGTTTCTGTTCTAATGATTTAACAATATCAACTTCTACTTCGTGTTTTGCTCTCTGAATCATGTTACCGATCTTATCATCAAGCTCTCTTTTTAGATATTTTGTTGTAAGTAGATCTGCTGCTGAATACCGATTACTTCCCCAGTCTTGATAATTTCCATCTTTATCATATCTTTTCTCTTTAATGAAACTTTCAAATTGCATTCCTACATATTCGGATAATGAATAATATGTGATTTTATCACTCCAATCACTTGATTTTTCAGGAATCTGAATATTATTAATCTTTTCAGAGCATACATTTTCGATAAATTTATTGATTGCTTTATTGATTGTCTCTTCTGATTCTTTAACTTTCTCTGCAATCTTTGCATCAACCATTCTCAATGCTTCATGTGTTGCTTTCTTTAAAAGGGCATCTTCCACACCTTCAATGATTCTCTCTTTTAATTCTTCGTCAATTGAATAGGAATCTTCTTCCATCCAATCAAGTTCTACTTCGATATTAAATTTTGCCATAATTCTTTCTCCTTAACTTTCTTTAACAATTAATAGAAACGGTCTTTCTGCATTTCGTCATCAACTTCTTTTGGTATCGGAATCGGTTCAAAGTCATCGTTTTCCCCATTCATAAATTTAATCAAGTCATCTATGTAGTTGTTAAATTCCACCATTCTTTTTTCTTCATCGGTCATTATCGATCACTTCCTTCTCGCAATAAATACAACTCTTATCGCACTTGATCCGAACCTTTAGCTTCTGCTGCTTGTCCGGACACAACTTCATTTTTCTGATCGGTTTATTTGTGATCTCACAGATGTAACCTTCAAATTCTTTCTTGTTTACCATTATTTTTTCCTCCACGCCATCACTACATCGTTCTTTCTAAGATCTAATTTAATGTTGTTTTCTTCTCTGACCTGCTCGATCATATCAATCCATGTCACATTTCCTGTTTCTAAACACTCTGTTTTGTCATTGAATCTTTTTTTGAATCGATCTAATCTCTTAGTTCCGAAATCAAATTCATCTTTCAAAACTATAAGACTCATGATCAATACAGTATCTAAAATCTGTAGTGTTGCATCTCTAAAATCCTGGTCAAGTTCTCTTGGATCTATTAGTGTTCGAAGCCCTGCAAGATTTCTCTGTCTTGTTACTCTCTGTAGCTCTTCTAATCCTTTTTCTTTTACTATTTTGTCGCAGAACGCAATTCCTTCGTTTCTGCCCTGCATAATATAATCTTGTTTACTCATTTTATCTACCTATCTCAGACAGCTTAACTTTCTACCTGAAACAGCATTTATACTGATCACTTTCTCCTTATTTTTGCCTGATCATATAAACTGCTGTGATTCTTCTCCTGTGATTTGAAAAATTGTAATACCAAATCTAGTTTGTGAAAAATAAAAATACAAAAAACCTGAAAAATATGTTTACGTTTGCTTGCTTCGTTAATAGTTACTCGAAAAATCTTAATCAGGTAGAAAGTTAAGCTGTCTGATCGTACTCCTTTACTTATTTACTTATGGTATCCGGCACAATTACCTACATAATGCCACTGCAAACCTTCGTGTTTTGTCTCGCCCCCCCTGTTATCTCAGGGTAGAAACGCTTATACCACCTCATCAATGTCTTATGATCGATGCCTGATGTTCTACTGATCTCATTTGTGGACATGCCATGTTGGATCCATAACTGCACAACACGGCGTTTAAATCCTTTGCTGTAATCCGCCATTAGTTCTCCTTTCTGTCTGCCACCTAAGGCAGCAGACTCATGGCTTATACATTGGCTTGTTTCTTATGCATGTTAATAGTTCCTGTGGTATATAATTCAGTCCATCCGGCTGATCTCTGTCCGCATATGTGATCATCTTTTTACGTCCTGTCGCTTAAGATCATCCCGAAACCCACAACTACCACGACTATTACTACGACTTTTAACAACAATCTTAGGTTGTTGGTTACTACGGACAGAGATCAACCGGATGCTTTTTATTCTCTTTTACATTGCTACTAACAGCTTATTAATAAAATACTGCTGCCCTTTACCAGTGACCTTTGTAGTCTTTCTGATCTTTGTCATTCCATCCGGATTTGTGATCGTTCTTTCTTCAACTTCAAACAATCCCATTTCCATGCTCTTTTGTGTTGGCATATTCCAACTTGGACCTCTTCTTTGGATTAAATATCCGTTATTTCTGAGTTTTTGAAACAGTCTGTTTTGACCAATATCAATTCCTTTTTGCTTAAGAATTTTTGCTAAATCTCCAATCAGAATAGAATCTTTACTCGCTGTTACTGCATCAGCAAATATCTCCTTAGGTTTCATACGTTCATTATCTTCAATCAATGCAGCTTTCTCTGTCTTTAATTTGTCTATTGTTCTATCAGCCATCTTTAATGCTCTCGCAAAGATCTGTTCTGGTGTATTCCAGGCTTTTTCCAAGTCAAGGAAGTACTGTCTAATCTGTTTTCCCTTTTCAGTTCTGGACATTAAACAAATATGTTTTGCCATATCTACAGACATTTTATAATCCTGTAGTTCGCGTTGTGCTCCATTGTTTACAACCGTACCTGTAAGTACGCTTGTAAAATCTTCGTTTTCTACGAATCCTTGTGAATTTGATTCAAACCAAGCTGAGAATCTTTTATTAATCTCAAGTGCTTCGTGTAAATCCCTTGCTGATACTGTTGGTTCTTCTGTATCGTAGTTAACAGGAATTAAATTATCCATACGTTATGTCACCTCCTAATTGTTTCTTTAATAGCTTCTTCTCCAGATTCTCAAACTCACAATCTTTCACTTCTCGTTGTGTAAAATTGTGTATAGTTTCTTCTTTCTTTGGTTTCGGTGTTGATTTCTTCCGTTTCTTTGATGTAGGGAAGAAACTCTTATATCCTCCACCAAATGCTTTTCTTACAATGCCCAACTTATCAGAATCATTCTCAGCCAGAGAATCAAGTTCTTCTTTCAAGGCATTGATCTGTTCTGCAGATAATGTTGGTCCAGTATGATTCCTCATATCAAGATAAAGACAGAACTCTCTGTTCAGATCTGGATTGCTATAATAATATTTACTTTCCTTTACTTTACTTTCCTTTATGGATTCTTCTCGGGAATTATCGTTATTTTTCTTGGAATTATCCGTATTATTCTCGGAATTATCTTCAAAATGGGTAACTTTAATAAAAGGTTCTGTTTCTTCTTCATTT